GGGACCAACCTGCAGGGAATCCCACCTCGGGTGGATGTACTCAGGGTTGTTGTCGACGTTGAAGATCAGTTCACAGTCGTAGAACGCGATACCGGTGGTACCACCGGGATCTAATGCGGTAATGGAAAGATGTCCATCTTTCAAATCACCCACCGCCTTCCGCAGTGTGTGCAATCGTACAGCTTGCGCGTGTCGATGATCGAGCTCCTGATCCAGGACTCACCCGTTCGGTAGTCGTGGTGGAAACAATCCCTGTACTCTCGACGATGTGTACGCCAGTCATAGAAGGCGCCGACGAGGAGCTCACGCCAGGACCGAAGCCACAGGAGGAAGCTGATCATGAGTACGTCGTCTCGATAGTGTCGTGAGGTGCCTTGGTCATGGACATCATAGCGATGCGGTGACCCTTTGCGATGCTCTTCAGAATCAGGTCGGCATCATCGATCGCGACCTCCACAGACTTGTCGGCGATGGCTGCCTTGCTCCAGTCGGCGATCGTGAATACCTGACGAGCGTGAAGCTGGTGTGACCCCTCGATTAGTTGCCTGCGCATCACAGCATTCTGGACAAGCATCACGCGGCTCCAGAAGGGGAACTGGTCCGTCTGCTCACCCTTCTGCACCCACTTTACAATGCGAGTGGTTTTGCCTCGCTGCCGCCACATGAATAGTAAATCCACCCTGTGGTCTCCTTTCCTTCTCTACGTCAAGTCTACGAAAGTCTAATCAAGATCCTTTAAGCCCCATAGAAGCCCCTCAGCGATCACGAGACTCTTGTTAGACTTGAGTTGACATAGCTTAGACTCACGTCTTCACTAAGCTCTGAGACGCGAGCTTCTCTCGAACGTATTCCAACTGAGCCTGCAGTTCTCTGATCCTGTCCTCGAGCTCTGCCTCCCGCTTCTTGAGAGACCCTTCGCCACGAGTGACTGACTTGAGGTTGTTATAACTGAGGTTGGTTCGATCGCCGTCGATGAAGCAGATGCGTTCAGTACTCGTGTCGATCGGACGGCCGATCTTCTGCTCGTACCTGACGTGGTGGGTTAGACGCCACTGCTGAGGGCCATCCATCCGCACCTTGGTGTAGCTGTAACCGTTCTGCGAGATACGGGTGGCTCCGATGGGTGCGACATCGCCCATCAGTCTTCTCCCTTCAATTCAGACCAGCAGAATAAGATCGGCACGATGATGCACCAGAATACCATGTTGGCAATGAGTCCCCACAGCATCACATACCTCTTCCTAAGGCACGTGTGATGTCAGCGCCACCGTCCTCAGGTGTTAGTCCGAGGTAGTTCAGGAGCAGCGCGCAGTCGGCAACATCCCTCGCCGCTGAGGCAACACGTCGAGCTGCAGCGCGCTTCACTTCGGGGGGCGGTTCGACAAAGGTCAAGACGCTTTTGTTCGTACTCTTCTGTCGAAACTCTCTGCTTGGCATCGCTCTCCTTTCTCTACTTCTATTATATAGCAGACTCCATAATGTCTACAAGGAGAAATTAAAGAGCACCCCTTTTGATTAGGAGGTAGATCAACCAGACAAAGGCAATGATTCCTAGGATGGCTAGAATGATCACAGTTCCCCCCAGTGTTTCCCGTAGGAGATGTCAACCTTGAAGGGAACGTAATCCGTCCACTCTTCTGCGGAGCGAATCATTTCCTCTTGAAGGATCGCTGCAACCTCTTCGCGGTTGTCCTCATGGCATTCCGCAGCCAGGGCATCATGGATCGTGAGTCGGATGTGACCGAGACCACGTAGACGAGGACGTACTCGGATGAGTGCCCGCAAGCAAATGTCTGAAGCGGTCGACTGTGGCAGGTAGGACAACGCCTCGTTAAGGACGTCAGTACGATTTTCGTCGGTGATAAGGGCAAAGCGTCGGTGGCGCCCGAAGGTAGTGACCAGATCTTCTCCCCCGAGAACCAATGCCTTAACATCGCCCTGCCAATCTCGGACACGAGGAATAGTGTCCAGGAAGTTCTTGAGGTCCTTCTCGGTGTTCTTGACAGACCATCCGTACTCTTCAGCGATTGTATACGCTGTGCGTCCGTAGCTGAGTCCGTAGAAGTACGCCTTAACTCGAACTCGCTGGTCCTTGTTGAGGTCGATGCCTGCGTAGAGCTTCTTGCCCAATGTGATGAAGATGTCAGCATTAGGATCAGCGAAGACGCTCCGTAGGTACTCGTCACGTGCCAGTGTACAGATGACACGTCCTTCGGCCTGTGCATAGTCACCATGCACGAAGACGTTCTCTGGCTTACTGACATTGAACTGCTTACGGATGACCTTGTCTCGGTCGATGTTCTGCAGGTTAGGATTCTTGGATGCCAGTCGACCAGAAGTGGAACCGTGAAGTGAGTACGTCGTATATACTCGCCCACGATACGTTCGTTCACGGATACCCTTGACATAAGTTCCGTACTTCTTCGCTTCCTTGCGGTTCTCCATGAGGAGGGTAATGAACGCTGCTAGCTTACTGGCAGGATCCAGCTTGGCCAGGATTGCTTCAAGGTGGTCCACGTCGGTCGAAGCGGTTCTGACTCCATTGTCGTAGAAGAACTCCTTGAGCTGCTTAGGCGAATTTGGATTGATTCCGCCTGCTTTGTCATAACAATGGTCGCCTGCGAAGCTGTCGAACACTCCTCGGCGATCACTAATGGACTCAATGAACTGCGCCTCAAGCTGAAGTGAGTACTCCTTGTCGATGTGAATTCCGTTGAGTTCAAGAAACTTGAGTTCATTAGCAGCTGCGACCAAGAAGTCATGGAGCTCTCGGAGCGTCGCACCCGGGACGTCAGGAAGGAATGAAGGCTGTGTATGCCTTTCCCTTTCCAACTCTCCTTCGAAGTACTCGGCAAGGTCCCATGTGACAGCCAAGTCGTAGGCGTTGTACTTGTAGAGGATCGGACGTGGGATAGCGGCATAGTTCTTCCCCACCCCTAGATACTTCTGAATTTCGTGCTCCCACTGCGGAGTCCCTAGGATCTCCACACCTAGGTCCTTCAGTCTGTGGTATCCCGGGCGCTCGTCGAGACAGTAATGCGCCAGCATGGTATCGAACCACAGAGGGATGTCGCCCAGCAACGGATACAGACCGGCGAGGTCGAACTTACCATTGTGGCAGATGACCTTGAGCTTCCGAAGCAGGTCACCTAGAGCTGTTCGCACCGCCTGAGACTTACACGCGTTCTCGCCAATGACCAGTGCTTTGCCCTTGGCGTAACCCAATCCGATGCAGAGCATCTGGTAGCGATTCGGGTGGTCGTAGTCGTTGTCCTTGTCAATGCCGCACTCGATATCGACGACAACCTTGTCTGTTCTGTTGGCCAGTTCCCCGAGAGCCTGAAGTGTGTCATCTTCGTCATCTACCACCACATACTGAGGGGGAGCCCACGGCTGCATAGGTCGCACGAGCTTACCCACATCGTTTGCCAACGATGGAAAGGCATCCCCGTTGCGGAGACAGAACGCAGGGTGGAATGAAGCGACAACCTCTGCCCCTTCCACTGTGGGGCATACTTTTGGTGGGCCAACTCGAAGCGCAGTGATTCCTTGACCTGTGCTGAGAACGACCTGGGCTGCTGTGTTACCCAGAGCCAGAATTTGTCGTGACCCTTCGAGTTCAGCAAGGAGACGAGGTCGACAGCACTCCACCGATCGCTTGGAAGGGGTAGCGTTGTCAGGAGGCCTACAGGAGGTTGCGTTGGTAAGTAGAGTGTCCCTTCGACTAATGTCATAATGATCCAAGATACGGTTGAGAAGCTTGCCACTGGGTCCCACGAAGGGGACACCACCTCGTGCCTCCTTGACTCCAGGGGCTTCTCCCACAATAGCAATACCATTCGGTTCCTCCGGGATCGCCGAAGGCACGTAGCGACCTACATCGCGAAGGTCACAATCCTCACACCGAGCGAGTGGGTGGTGTCGATCGCTCACGCGGCCATCGCCCAGGTGCTCAGCAGCTCGATGTTGTAGGCGAGTGCCTGTGACTTGTTGATGAACACGTCGAAGTACTTATCTGGACGAGAAGCAACTTCACCATCCAGAATGCTCCTGGCATGGTAGGCATAGTTGAAGGGTGCCGAAGTATCGACACCGCGTACACCTGCAATATGGAACTGTCCTTGAAGGTCGTGCAGCTCCCGAATGTATTCAGGGTTCGTACCGAGCAAGTGAACCTGGAACCGACTCGGATGGGTACGTCGAATGTACAGAGCCAGTTCAGACCTGATGTCGTCCTTATTGCAAGTCGTCATCAGGTGACGTGGGATACCCAGGACGTTGATGTTCTCGTGGTCCGATGCATAGGCTTCCACACAGGCACAGCACTCGTCAAAGGACTTGCCCTGGACGACACCCATATAGTTAAAGCGGGTGTCGACGCCGAAGCGGAAGAAGTCCTTGGCCAACTGAAGAGTGTCGTCCATGTAGCCCAGAACATCTGGAACGACGATCTCGTTGACCATCAGGCCCAGAGCCATCGAACGTAGCTGCCCATGTGACAACAGGTTACCTTCAGCAGCACCGTTATCCATGATCAGGTAGTTGCCCTGACGCCGAGCATTGATGTAGGCTTCCTGGTACTCAGGGTTGCCTAGGTGCTCTGGAAGAACCAACTGGTAGTTAGTCCTCTCGACGGTCTTCATAAGGCTGTACGGTGGAATCAGTGCCAGTTTCATACCAGTACCTTTCCTTCATCAGGCCCAGAGAGAGCAGCTGCATGTCGACCTGGCCACCGCCCTGAGAAAAGGACATCGTGGTCAGCACGTAGTGCCGCCACTTTCCACCAGGCAGTTCCAAGGTTATGCGCTGACCGATCTCGGCCATGATCACTGTATTGCTAGTCGGCTTACGCTTCCAAGGCCACATGTGTCACCACAGGTTGATGTATTGGACTGCCTTGATAGTCAAGCCAGTCAGGATAAGCATGATCAGGATCGAGAACCACAGGCCGATGAACCTGCCCCACTTGGCAGGATCCGGTCCGCGCTTCTTCTCGGGGTCGTACATATTAGCCTCCACTGGGTGTGAACCCGTGCTGAGGACGCTCCTGGTTCATCATGCTGGCGACCTTCTGGTTACGCCACTCGTCGAACTCCTTCTGGTGTTCAGCGATTTGGAGCTGCATCATACGCATCTTGATGTAGCTATACCGTGCGTAGTTGGACAGGTCGAGCACCTCGAACATGGCCTCTTCCATCATGTCCTTGCCGAGGAAGGCGAAGGCACCGTACTGAGTGGCCCCCATGTTGTGTCGCTCCTGGCACCGCACATCGAACTCGTCACTCAGTTGCTTAACCAAGTCGACGAGTATCGTGATCTCCGGCTGCTCAACCTGCTGTTCGTCAGTCATCAGAACCTCTCCTGGTTGATCTTCTGCTTGACGTAGTATGCTGCGGCCAAGTCAATCTTAGCAATGGCACAGATGTTCAGAAGGTAGATGAAGACGTCAGCTAGCTCACCCTGCAGGAGCTTCTCTGCCTCATCCCTTTCCAGACTGCCGCGCTGGAGCTTCTTGACAATGTTGGCTACTTCACCAACCTCGCCACACATCGCGAGCGCATGGTGTCCCAGGTCTTCGGCAGTGTCGGGGAACCACTGCTTGGACGCTTCGTGCGACTCTTCTGCTAGCGCACGGAAGATGGCACTGAGATTAACCATTACGGATCCACTCCAGGAACTCGGCCTTCGCTGTACGGGTGTGATCTGCGAAGACACCAGACACTTCGGACGTTGTAGTGATGACACCTGCAGTACGAACGCCGCGCATCGCCATGCACATGTGCTCAGCCTTCATGACTACTGCCAGGCCCTTAGGCTGAAGCCTGGAGTTCAGGAACTCGTGTAGTTCAGTAGTGAGCTCTTCCTGGACGTGGAACCCCTTGGATACATATCCCACAGCTCGTGCGAACTTGGACAGGCCAGCGATCTTCTCGTCCGGAACGTAACCGATCCAAGCGTTGCCATGGAAGGGCAAGGTATGATGTGCGCAGAGGGTGTAGAAGGGGATCGGACCAAGAGTGATCATGTTCTGCGACTTGGCCTCGAAGGTCGTGAACTTGAACTCTTCGCGAATCGTCAGTTCCTTCATGGCCTCAGCCAGACGACGTGGCGTCTCCCTGTGGTGTTCCTTGTCCAAGTTCACACCGAGGCTGCGCAGGAACTCTTGTGCCGCCTGCTCGCTCTGATCGTACACAGCTTCCTTGGCTACGAAGAGAGACTGGCGAGCAGGTAGCTTCATGCTAGGAATGAGTGGCATATCGTTCCTGCTACGCCTAGCATAGTCAGCCTGCTGCTCTTCGAGAGTCATCGACGCGTACGACTTAACACATTGTGGGTGTCCATCGTTCGGGTAGTGCGTCACGTCCTTGCCACGATCCTCATCAGCGTTGACGTAATCAGCCATTGATGATCTCCGCATTCTGGTTATACGGCACCACCTGGGTGAAGGTAGCAGAGTTGATGTTACCCTCCCAGAGCTCTACGGCTACGATCCACAGGTCTCCCTGGAACTGGTCCTGCAGCTTCAGGCAGATAGCCTCGGCCACAGACTCCACAGTGGGCCAGGGCTTGGGTAGGTAGTCCACCTCTTGGCCATCGGGTGCTTCGCCGAAGATGAACGTCTTGCAGCCGTCATCCGTCAGTGCAGTGAGTAGATTGTCGTTGCCGCCGATCATCATGCCGTGGTCAAGATGCCTATCGATCCACTGCCTTATGACCTTCTTGACGGAAGAGAAGTCGACACTGATGCCATTCTCATCTACGCCACCAGGGAGTTCGTAGGCCTGGAAGTGAATCCTCGCTCGCCACGTGTGTCCGTGAACGTTGGTACACTTTCCGCCCAGGAAGGGCAGTCGATGCGCCGCCTCGAACGTATGTTCTACAGCAACTGTCACCTGACCCATCACCACGAAGTCTCCTTAAGTCTAATCAAGATCAACTTCTACCGTTAAAGCTCTACGCTGAGCTTGGACAAAAACTGTCTAACGAAAGTCTAGCTATGGACAAAGCGCGGACAATCACCGCTTGAGCTCTCGCTGATCGCCCGCGCTTCACGTCAGAGCCAGCCGAGCCAGTGACGCCACCAGCTATGAGGTATGTGACCTCTGCACCAGCGACGTGGACAGGCGTACATCAGACCCAGGACTTGTGATAGTCCTGGTCAGTCATCTGATACCAGACAGCACTGTCGTCAGGCACGACGAACCAGTCGGTATTGTTCAGCAAGATGATCGGGTACCCAGGATTCCGAATGAACAGAGTACCGGGATCGTTACCTGCGATGGCATACTGCTGACCAGCGTACTGCGAAGCAGTAGTGGGAACGAGACCGAGCCAGGTCTGGAAGTCACTCAGGTTCGTCGTGTCCCACTGCATCGACTTCGCAGTGGCCAGCTTCTGAGTAACAGATGCGGGAGTTGCCATCAGTTCTCCTTCGTCGTCGGTTCGAAGTCGACGCTCTCGATAAGCCGACCACTTAATGCTTGTGCCTCCTGGAAGGAAATCCTGTTGATACCATTAGCATAGTGACCACCGACGCCGGTCTCCGCGTAGTCGGTCGGGTCCTCGACGCCTGCAAGGAAGAACGCTTCCTTGCGCTCGACACAGGTACCGCACTTGCCGCAGTGCTTCTCGCCACCCTTGTAGCACGACCAGGTCTCGGAGAAGTCCACTCCGTGCTGCATACCGATGGAGACGATTTCCGCCTTGGACACAGTGAGCCAGGGTGCGTAGATCTGGAACTGCGGGTGGATGAAACCCTGATTGGCAACGTGCAGAGTCGCCTCGAGCGTCCGAACGAACTCGGGACGACAGTCCGGATAGATGGCATGGTCACCCGCGTGCACACCCAGACCCAGGAGCCAACCACCCTCGTTGATGCAGGCAGCAGCAGCGATGCTGGCCATGATCATGTTGCGGTTAGGTACGACCGTCTGCTTCATGCTCTCGTGTTCGTAGTGACCCTCAGGTACGTCACGGTCACCCACAAGAGCCGACTTCGTCAGCAGTTGCGACACACTGGTCAGGTCGATGACCTTCCAGTCCAGACTGCTCAGGTTGTCGACGTGGTACTGAACGAAGTCCAGTTCCTTCTTGTGCTTCTGTCCGTAGTTAAAGGACAGCACCTTCACGTCGTTGCTGATGTCGTACATTTGGTACAGCATCGCAATACTGTCCATACCACCACTGACTACCGCGATGTTAGTCAAAGTTCACCACCAGTTTCTGCTTCTGTTTCTTTTCAACCGGGAAGTAACGTTCTCCTCTTCCTACCTTATGCATTGTCACTAGTCCACGTTGCATCAAGGTCTGGAAGATGTTCCCTGCATCTCTTGCCTGCAGATGGTAGCCTTGCATTAGCCGCGAACGAGAGATGCCAGGGTTCCTCTTGATGGCTTCTAGAACCTTCTGGAGCTCACGTTCGTTGGTCGTAATGCCGATGCCATCGACTACCTGGTTCGTGTAGTCGCGCCATTGCTCTACGAACCGGATTGCATAAAGCATGTCGACCAGTTCTACAGTGACCTCAACGCCAGGCTCCACCAGGTTCTTACTAGCAGCTGCAAGGACAGCCACCTTAAGGCCCGACTTACACAACCGGTCGTACGTCGGTGTCATGATCTCAGGCTGCGCTGCCTTGAGCCCTGACTTCATCATATCCTGTTCGAGCAGATTGTATCGTGCCCACGCAGCAGGTGTGAGCTGTGCATTCCAACTAGCAGGAGCGGAGTACACGATCCTACCGTCACGTCGCTCAAGCTTCGGCTCGGTGAAATAATGCTGGCGCATTCGTTGCATCGCAGCCATGATTGTGTCACGCCCTGTGGTATCCCGAGCTGTGGGAGGACCCAGCGGTTGGACGCGTGTCACATCTGACTCTGCCGTGATGAAGACAAAGCGGGGGATGAATCCAGAGCTGACGTGTTCGTGCGTAAGCAGGCTGCATACCTTGTTACGAATGCCACCTGCAAACAACATCAGGACTGGATCCTTGACCTCGATCGTCTCCTTCTTCAGGATTCTTTTCTGTAGCTTACCGTCATAAAGCTTGGTAAGCGTCTCTGCCATGCCCGCATAGTAGTCCTTCTTGTTCAACGCATCCAGTAGTCCGCTGAATTCGTCTCGCAGGAAGATCGACGGTTGACTAGGCCTGGTAGAGAGGGAAGACATCAGTCCCTCGATCGAACCATCGGTCGCAAGAATGGTACTGCTGTCTACCTCCTCGAGCAGATCCATTGCAATGTCCATCGCTGTTGACTTACGGGTCAGCGTGGTATCTGCCAGGATCATGAACCACAGGTTGGGCTTTATAACACCGAATGAGGTGGGCAACCTCACGGCGCCGGCGAGTAGTGCTGACAGGATAACGAATGCTCCTGCCTGGTGGTACTGTGGTGCAGCGTCACCTAGCGAACTCGCCCACTTGATGTAATCGTCAGCGAATGTACTGTAACCTTCGAGCTCTTCACGTTCACGGTCTAGGAGGAGAGGTGCAAGATGTACTTCGGCTGGCGACATGAGCTTCTGGTTCTCTTGGAACCTCAGCCATGCCTTGAGGACATCCTTCCAGAGCTGGTGCGCTGGCCGACCATCTCGCCGGAACTTATTACACTTCGAATCACGTGCGACGATATATACTTCTTCTTTGCTCATCCCCCCTTCGAAGCACATCATTTCCAGATTCCACAGGGCCTTACTCCAGTCGACACCCTTATCGGGTTCATTGTTGTAGTGCATGAAGGCCTGTGGAGGTAGATCGTTGTCGTACTTCTCGAGGAGCTCGTCGCCTGTGAAACTGGGGAGGGCTTCGGGAAGCTGTTCGTCCTTCTCGGTAGTCTCCGCCAAAACCGGATACTTGGAGAAGTCCGAGATTCGATACTTGTCTCGCCTATGCTCTAGGATTCTGACAGGTACCTCATCATATTCCGGCTTCCTATTGTAGGTACCCGGAATACGCATCAGTTGGGTTAGGTCCCAACCGCTCTTGTCTGCCCCCTGGAAGGCATGGTAGTACGCGATCCGCTTGCTGATGCTCTCCGCATCAAACGGGTCGACAGGATCTTCGAACGCCCAATACGCCTGGTAACGATTGGGGGATGTCTCAATCTCAAACGTAGGCTTGACTACGCAGTTGTTCGGGTGACACTCGTCAAGATCTGACCAAGCGTTGGTGCATGTTGCTACACTGTCTTTGTTCCTCTTGGGCCGAGAGAGTAGCTGCGGACAGAAGTACACGTTATGTGTAGCCGACATCGTATTGATGCGCTCTTCGATCTTATCCCGTTCGCCGGGCCAGTGGTGGAACTCCTCTGCGAAGTTCCGCATGCCCGGCCTAATGAACGCGATGCAGAGATACCCTGTCGCTTGCCCGAAGAGGTGTTCAAGAAAGGAACCGTAAATCAAGTTACCATCCCTCTCGGACTATGAAGTGGTGGGCGCCTGTATCAGGACTTATTGGTAGGTTCCTGAAAAGCTTCGTGGGGCTACTACCAGGCCTGGGCCGGTCATTTAAGGTCAGCCAGCACGTGTGAGCTGACCCCCACCACAAGGGACGTTACGGCAGGAGGGATCCGGCCTTCTTCTTCGCCCCGCCACCGGCGACGCTGCTGAGCTTGGTGCCCTCGACCCACGGAGCGATCGACTTGACCTCGTTGCTCTCGTCGTAGTTCTTGTCACCGACCGTACGCTCGGGCCGGATCGTCACGCGCACAACGACGTCGCGACTGATCAGGTCCTCAGGGTCCGGAACCTCGAACTCGCCGGAGCGAACATCGTAGCCCAGAGCCTTCATCAGCTGCGAGAAGGTGTAGAGAGCACCCTCGAACAGCATGCAGTTGGTCCAGACCTTCTTGTCCGCGTACTCACCATCCTGGACGGTGAACTCGATGCCCCAGTACGGCTTGCCGTTGTTCTTCTCCGACTGGGACTCACGGAGGTCGATGTCCGTGATCTTCACGTGGTAGTAGCCACGCGGGATCGGCTTGCGCGCCTCACTCGAGGCTTCCTCCGAAGAGAAATTAACCTTCAGACCCATTTTAGTTGCTCGTTTCCATTACGGTTTCGGTTTCGATGTATTTCATGATTTCCGCCATGGTCGGTTCGATCATGAGTTGCGGAAGCTTATTCGTACGGTCCTTAGCCGTACAGGTGTCCGTGGCCTGTGCCAGAAGGAGGTGACCCTGACGAGACTCTCCGTCAACCTCGATCTCCTTCATGTACATGAAACAGACGATGTCGAGGAATGCTGCGACCTCCTTGGCCAACTTGCCCGAGAGGTAAGGCTCCTTGATCAGCATCCCAGTCTTGTTGTCCTTCTCGACCTTGACTAAGGCCGTGAAGATTGTGTTGACGGGCAGGTCTCGGAACGCGCGTACGAACTTTCGCATCTGTTCCAAGTTGATGCCCCACTCACGCATGGACGGGACGTCCTCGTCGCGCTCCGAGTTCTTCTCCAGGAGGTTCTTCATGATACTGTACATGTTGAACTTCTGGATCTCGGTCAGCGAGTCCAGGATGACGGTGCGGTACTTGTGGTTGCCTGCGTTCAGCTCGTCGTAGACGCCCTGCACATCCCTCCAGGACTCCACACGCACAGTGTCGACGTTGGGGTAGGAGTGCTTGAGGGTCTCGGTTCCACCCTCGAAGTCCACGCACAGGACAGACCGCATGGAGGGTACGTCATCGGATGATCCGGCCAGTCGCGTCTTCCCGACACCACTGTCGCCGTAGATCATGATGTTCAGGTTCGATTCTCGTTCGCCTGCCTTGACGACCTTGAGGCCGGCAAACTTGGAAGGGGTGAGTAGTTCAGACACGGTATGCTCCGTATGAGAAGACGACTACCAGGACGAACAAACACAAAATGCAGTAGAGCCTGTACAGCAACTACTCGTTCCCCTTCGACTCTGTTGAAGGCACTTTCTCTTCCCAGTAGTGGTAGCGTCGCTTGTCGAACATCGTCGACAATGTGTACAGGAAATCCTCACCCTGATTCTCACCGATGCACGGCTGCCTGAAGGCGCAGGTGTTACAACCGAAGCGTCCAGCGTTGGGATAGATCGCCAGGTTGGGATTGGTCATGTCAAGCGCTTCGAGGTAGATGTTCTTAGCAGCCTGCTTCAGCTCGGTCTCGTTCCTGTGGACGGTCATCCGCTGGTGGAAGACGCCACCGTTCTCCTTGAGCCAGTCCAGGTACTCGTCGTACACACCCATCACGTACGCACCGTTGTCGTTCTCCTCGACGGTACGCTTGTAGATGTCGTAGTTAGTATCCTGTGACTTCGACACGCTGTACATGCAACCCAGGCGACGACGCGTCATAGGCTCAGGCTCTTCGGGGAAGCCCTTCTTCTGTTCGTGGTAGACAAATCCGGCGATGCGGATTCCGATACTCCACAGGGCCCAACAGTAGCGGGTGATCTGGTCATCGATGAGAAGGAACTCTTCCCTGTCGCCTGCTAGCTGAGCGGCTGTCTTCCAGTCCACAACCCAGTAGCGTCCATCGACGCCTTCGAAGATAGCGTCGATGCGGCCGCCGTAGGTAACAGGCAGGCCATCCCAGTTCTTCCGCTCCCACATGCCGTCGCGAGTTGGAGGGTACAGTGTCTCGCAGTAGGCGGTGTAGCGTGACCAGCAGGTATCGCATTTGCACCGGAGCTGCTCGTTGGTGTCAGGGTTGACAACCGGGACCTCGAATCCGATTTCCACCTTGCGGGGGATCAGATCCTTATCGAGAGCGGGTGAAACCTCATTGGCGTGGTACAGGATCATACCCTCGCCTAGAGCCATACGCTCTTCGTAGTCCTTCTTGATCTCGGAATCGAGGTCCCGGCTCGTGATGTTGTGCGCTACACAGTAGTCAAACAACTGCTCCTGACACTTCTGCCTGAAGGCCTGGACTGCAAGGGTCGTAACGACGTCACGAGGCTTGTCCCAGAGCTCCGGAGTATAGAAGACCTCCATCGCTTTGTGGTAGGCCGTACCGAACTCGAGCGGCTTGGCCGTCGTACGTGGGTACCAGAACTCGCGGAAGATCCAGTTCCACCTACGCCTACAACCACGGAAGGACTTCGACTCGGAAGTGTGCAACGAGTGCACCAGCTTCGCGTCGATGTAGTCCTGTACAGTCAGGAGCATGTGCTCGAACCTTTCGTCTGGTTCGCTGAACTGTTGATACTACTATTATATATGATCCCCACTCGGGAAATCAACGGTGACTTTTATGTCACTTGTCCTCTTCAGCACCAAAGAGGAGCACATGGTCACGTAGCGTCATGTTGAACCGGCGAGCGAGGATGTCGTTCTCGAGCTTGCGAACCGTCTCGAGCAGCTTCGGACCGTTCTCACCTTCGGGCATGATCCAAACACGATCCGGTGAGATGTCGTGGCTTCCCACAATCCGGTCGATCTCCGTAAAGTCCGATGACTGCTGGACCACGAACTTGAAGTCAGCACCCAGCGCGTCGAACTCCTCGATCACCTCTGGAATGTACCGCTCTTCGATACTGTTTCCACTATGCTGCAGCTTCGGGCTTACGTTCCACTGGATCGGCAAGCCAGTGCTATACGGAATCTGTCGCGGCGACTTCGTGCCGCTCGTCTCGAAGGACAACTGCCAGTCCAAACTGTCGTCCTCGAATGCCCGAACCAGCTTCTCCATGGCGTCGATCTGCAGCAACGGCTCCCCACCGCTAATGATCACGAGACCACCCTGCGGCATCATCCCGCCCAGCTCCGCGACAGCACCTTCGACGGTGACTCGCCGCATCTCCTTAGCAGGGTCGTAAGGCGTCTCGACCTTGCCGTGAAGTGCAACCTGACGCTCCGTGAACACCCACGTGAAGGGGGTATCGCACCACGTGCAGTGGAGGTGGCACCCACCGGTACGAATGAAGCCGGCGTACTGCCCGCGCTGCCGACCCTCACCCTGCCAGATCGGACCGTAGATACGAGTGACCAGGAGGTCACGGTTCTCAGACATTACTTACCCTTCAGATGTAGGAAGCCCAGAATTCAACGACAAAGGAGGATGCACGAACGATTTGGATGTGGCCGTCGTCGTGCAGAAGCTGGATGTACTGGATGTTGCCGAATTGGTCTTCGGTGACGTCGTGGTCGATCACGTGAACGTCGATAACCTGGAGCTCAAGCCCGTTGAAGTACTCGATCTTGATACGACCCGGAGTAGCCTTGTCGTGCTTCCGAAGCTTGTAGTCCTCGTACTGTGCCTGAGGTCCGTACTCCCTACCTATCCATTGGACGGCGTCTCGGAATCCCACGGCTCTTCCCTTCTCAGGTCATTCCAGATGCTTACGGCAACCCATGATACTCCTCGCCCCAGGAGGATTCCGACTCCGAGCCAGAAGTAGGCGTTGGCAAGAATGTCTCCGCCTTCCTAAACACCCATGCCTTACGGCCTCGATCAGTGTGACTCTTGACCTGTTGCTTGATACCCTCTTCGTTGTAGGCAAAGCTCTGCCCGCCGCGCTCCTCGAACACGACGGCAATAGCTTCGTCCATTTTCACTTGCCTTTGCCCTTCCCCTTCTTTCCACCTACATTGTGTCCATCTTGCCCATGCTTCGAGATGCCCGAACCCTTAGGCTTCGCTGGCTTCCCCGACTCGTGCTTCCCCATGTGGTGCTCCCCAGTTCCCATCGCCTCGGTACTCAGGTGCCTGTGGAGTCTTAGGCAAAAGATTCCGCCCTAGTGCCTTGAACCACTCGTGACCCTGAGCCCATCCACTAGTTGGTTTCTTACAGATGCTGCAGACCCACCAGCCGTACTTCTTCCCTCTGGTGAAGCCCCGTGCCTTGAGATTAGTTCCCGTCGATGCACAGTCGCAGAATTTCGTTGGCCTCTGGAACACGGCCCGCACGATAGGTGAGAAGTGCCACACACCGTACTCACGGTTGATGTCCTCGGCCATTCTGTTGACCAGGAGACCGTTCTCGACGGTTGACTGGACGAAGATGGAAGCCTCGCCGTCGTCGTCGAACTGTAATATTACGTACTTAGCCACTGGACTCCTCCGTGACAATCCTAATGGAGTATTGCTTCCGAATGGGTTCGCCGAGGAGACTGTGGTATTGCCCGATACTGTCGATCTGCAGGTCGTGGAATTCACCACGCTCGACGACGTCGGCCAGGCTGCGGAGCAACTCCGCCGCGCGCTTGCCGACGACCTTCGTAACCTCGGATCTCTGCCTAGGCATTACTTCTCCAGTCCGATCTTGATGTACTGGTCGAACGGTGAGTCTTCGCACTCAACAGCACTGATGTGTCTGTAGAAGGTACCAACTCCATCGTGGTCGATGATGACGACCTCACGCTCCGGGTCGGCCACCTGTAGGGCCTCAATGAGCTCGCGTGCCTTCATCAGTACCCCCAGTTGTACCCTGTGCGAGGGATAATGGTGCAGTTCGCCTTGAGACGGTCACGGAAGTGTTCGGGCACTTCGCCACCGTACCAAACATTGTGACTCACGATGTGATGGGTGATGTCACCACGAAGTTCGAATTCCCAACGACGTCCACCAAATCCGAGGTCACCCTTGTGGTTCCTCCAGGACTCTTTGGATGGCTCGGGACCTAATGAGTAGCAGTCATACTTGGACGTGACATAGAACGTCTTGCCACGTTCCTGTTCGTTGACCTTATCCATCCAGGTGTTGCAGCTGAAGCAGAGTTGCCTATCCACCAGTTGTGTCTGCATCGCAGGGAACCAGCACATGAGCTCACCGCGTTGCTTGCACTCCTTACACACGACGGTCTTTTCGCCCATCAAGTGTGCAACGTCGCCCCAGCACTTCACCTCGGACGGCGCAGGATTGAACTCCAAGTCCGTGATGTAGTCAACACCTTCAGGCATCTCGGTGTACCTGAAGTTAGTCCCGTCACTGTCACACTGGTAGTAGTATCGTCTTCCGTCAGGAGTAGTGAAGCCACTACCTACCTTGCTCACAACAGATTCGCCTCCAGCATCAGGCTCGCCAGGTGAGGGTTGTTTCTGACCAGCTTCTGCGAGCCACGAATCGCCCTTGCCTCGTAGGGATCCTTACGGTCGTCGACCCAGTTGTGCTTGTGATCCCACTCCATGTACAGTGCACCTGCGGCGATAAACACTCCGAGACAGATACCGAACAGCAACATCAGCCCCACTCCTCGAACTCGACTTCGACGACGTCCTGGTAGTCCTTCAGCTCGTCACACTGCTGCTTGATCAGGTCAGCCAACTCGTCCGCGTGTGACTGGAAGTAACCGTAGACGGTGTCGCAGACGTCGTCCTCCTCTTCGCACTGCTCGTCGATCTCGATCCCCGCCTCGCCTGTGTTGACGAGGATCGTTGCTTGGATGCGTACGATGGGCATTACTGAATTCCCTTTCCGAAGCGGAAGCACTTCCCGATCTCGGTTCGCTTACCGAAGCCAGGGCACGGGAGTACATCCGTCCCGTGCATGTGGATCTCTACCTGGTCGTAGTCGCCCTTGTTGATGGAGGACCGGCCCTGAACGACGCACTCTTCCTTGTTGACGACCTTCTCGTTGAAGATGTAGTAACGTCGTACGCGCGGTTCCCCCACGATCTGCTTGGATGATTTCATATCTTTATTATATATGGTCCTCGCTAGGGATATCAAGCCTCACTTTTGGGGCCGTAAAGAGCCCACAGGAGGTCTAGCTTGTGTTTCACTGCCCTATAACGACTGCGCTCATCGTCGGGGAGATCACGAACAGCGAGGTGCTTGTAGGAGGCGTCCTTACTTGCCATAACTAACTCTTCGTAGGCCTTGAATATTCCCATGATCAGTTCTAGGTCGCGGAGTATCAGGAAGTCTGCGATGTTGCCTCTGCCATCAACAGTAGGCTTCTCGACCATGTCGGTAGTGAAGTCGTCGAGCATGTTCACTATCTGCTTACGGAGCAGGAGCATACTTGCCATTACAGCCAGCCCTTCTCGAGGTCTTGCATGGTCAGTTCCTGCTGGTAGTCCAAGACGGAGTCGCCTAGAATTTGCTGTAGCCACGTCCACTGCTCGTTCAGTTGCTGGTGCCGACCAAGGTCAACGGTGTTCCTGGCCATGAAATCTGTGACCTGCACCGCATTCTTCTGCCCCACCCTGTGGAGTCTGTCCTCGGCCTGCCTGTTGATCGCTTGCTTCCAGCTTCGGTCGATGAAAACGACATGCGAAGCCCTCGTCAAGGTGATCCCGACGCCACCAGATTGGATAGTCCCAGTCATGCACTTCAGCTTTCCTTCCTGGAAGTCGCGGATGTGCTGACGCCGTGTCTGCTCGGAAACGTCGCCTGTGATCATTCCGTATGGCATCCCTTCCTTGGCCATGTGCTTAGCCAACAGGTTGACAGCGCTCTTGAACTGGGAGAAGATGACCACAGGCTCGACCGAATCCTCAAGCAGGTCCATGGCGGCATTGATCTTCACCGACGGATCAATGATGTTGTAGCGGCGGGCATTAACGATTCGCCACTTCCAGTTGTGCTTCGGATCGAACTCACGTTCTCGGTCGTACTCTTCGGTCTCCCTATTCGGATCCCAACGCTTGTTCAGCTGCCTCTTCTGGTAGTGCTCTGCCTGAATCGATCCTACTGCGAACTGCTGCAGACGGATCAGTCGAGTGATGGCCTCGGGAGCAGGTAGAGGCTCCTCGTCACCCTTATTGCTCTCGACCCAGGTGAGCTGCGACTTCCGGATCTCGTCGTAGGCCTTACGCTGCTGCGGAGTCAGATCGACCCACTGCGTCGTGTAGTACTTCTCCGGAAGATCCTTCAGAACCTCTTCTTTACGCCTACGCAAGTAAAAAGGTTCTATACCCTTCAGCAAACGATCCGTGTTCTTGACGCCTGTGATCTTGTGATAGCCCTGTGGAGTCAGTGTATATTCCACATGGTCTTTATAGAAGCGCCAATACGAGGTATATACACGCGGCTTGAGCCAGTGTAACACACTCCACAGGTCATGGGGCTTGCTGTCTGCGGGCGTTCCGCTTGCGGCGAACTTGTTTTCGGTGTGCAAAGACCTAACGGCTTGTGTCATCTGGGTCTTGCGGTTCTTCATGCGATGGCACTCGTCAGCAATGACCGAGAACCATTCGACACGCTTCAGTGACTCCTTCAGGAGCCGTAGTGCATCCCAGTGAATGAGGTAGACCTGGTAAGGCTGCTTCAGCGCTGCCCTGAACGCTTCGCGGTCCTTTGGGTCGATGCAGTAAACCTTCAGACCGGGAATCATCCAGGCGTAGTGGTCTTCCCAGCTACCCAAAACGGTCAACGGTGCAATGACGAGGGTCTTGGATGACATCCGACCCTTCTCGAGGCGCCACTCACGATCGGTGGCGATGGCCTCGAGCGTCTTGCCGATACCCATGTCGTCGCCACAGAGAACGTGGTCGATGTCCTTGAACTTCTTGAGCGCCTCTTCCTGGTAAGGAAAGAGTTCATAGTGCGGTTCCAGCTGTTCCGCCAGAGTCTTCACCTAGCAACCTCTTCTCGTCCTCTTCGGACAGCTCCGTATTGAATACGTGCGTGAAGCTGTCCTCGTCGTAGCCCATCTTGCCGAGGTGCATGCCGAACGATAGAGCGTTGATCAACGCTCCGATAGGAGCATGCTCGATGCCTTCGAGATCCTGTGCTCTGCTAAGATTCTCCATGTCCTCCTTGCAGCGTGCCCAGAGAAAGTCTGCGAAGGCCGAGATAGGTATCGGTACTAGGACTCTGTCAGTTTCCATCCAGGTCAGAAACTCCTGGTTCACCTTGCTCATGTCCGCCTGAATCGCTGCCTGTTGGTCCGGCGTCAGGTCTGGCATCGGAATGTGCATTGTCACCTAACCACAGTTCGCCGATCACGTTACCAGTCACGCGACAGATCCAGAGGCTTACCCAGGCCTGTCCGCGCTTCTCGTGTTTCATGGCCAAAGTGCTGTAGCCGTGCCACTTGTGACAAGCCCTACAGTACTTGCCATCTTGCGGGTCAGCGCTCTGGCTCGGAGGAGTCCATGAGCTGCCCTGGAACTTCTTCCGTCTCCTGTACCGCTTCTGACCGCCTTCTAACCATGACGGCGTCGGCCTCGGCGACTCGGATGACCCAGCTTCCACAGGCACACCTCTCTCGCTCGATGTGTCCTCTGCGGATGTGATAGTGGACGAGTTGCGGTCTGAAGCCACGTAAACGTGCGTAGTCGTTAATCTTAGCTACGCCGGAGTCGTTGATCTGGTCTTCGCGCTCGTCTGCCTCCATCGCTGCGAACAGGTCGTCGGTGTTCATAGCTTCTGCCTGTGCTCACCGAAGTTGCAGTGCTTACCGGTGTAGTTAGTCGAGTGCTCCTCGCACCAGCCGTACTGCTGTGGCCACTCCTTCGAGTACTCTGAGCCAATACGGATCTGCTTCTCCAGCTCCGACAGAATCATTATCGGACCGGCGTCGATCTCGTCACGACACAGGTCGAACTCGTGGTTTGCCTCTTCGGCCAAGTCCTGCAGCTTGGTGGCAGCATCACGCATCCGAATAGCTAGGCTACGCATGGCTTCCAGTTTGGTAACCATTCTTCACCTCCTATCTATAATTATATAGGGACCTCAAGTGGGATTGCAAGTGTCGAACCGCGACCAAGATCCTTAAGCTCACTGAGCTCGAGGGGCTATAGACTATCGAGTAGACTTTGTCTAAGCTAGGTCTAACGAGAGATTCCCCTCACTCCGTTAGCTCTTATCGCTAGCAAGGGGAGCCTCTCGTAGACTCTCGTAGACTTAACTACGCTTGATGTTCGCGTCGATCGATTCGTAGTAGCGCCTGAGCTCTGCCTCACGCTGATCACCAGAGACCCCCCGCTCGAGAACGGGATAGGCCTTGGGCTTCGCCCGCAGGACTTCGGGTGCATCTTCAGCGGGTAGGCTACCGTCGAGCATGACGGAGATCACCCAGCCTGTGTTTTCCCACACACAACGCCTGTTCCGGCAGATCATGGTGATCGCCTTCTTGGTGAAGTCCTGCGTGGGCCTGGTGCCCTCTTCTTCACCCGGCTCCTGACACTTAGGACACCGCTTGCGCCTGTCGAGTTCTGATTCCATTAGCCTTCACGCGTCCCAGGCATGAACTTCCTGTTAGCCACGTCGTGATCCTTTCTGAGCTTGGCGTAGTCGAACTCACCATTCTTGACGCCTGCGATGAACGCCTCCCACTCATCCTCGTCGTAGAAGGCGGTGTTCATTAGCGTGTCCTCAACCATGACGACGCCACTCTCGAGTATCGTTACGTCAACGCATCCCCCATCCTGGCAGAAACTTGACTTCATCCTTGGAACGCCTCCAAGACCTTCTCGATCCTCTCGATGCGCAGGTGAAGGTCCTCAACCTGGCCCTCTAGCTGAGCGGTCTTGCTATGCGTACGGACCTTGCCCTTGGCGAGGAACAGGTCCTCAGTGGGTTCCATAATCAGCTCCCACGTCGAGGGATGTGTCCCCCCGCCTCGCTGCAGTTGAATCATGCAGCCCATACGCACGAGGTTGTTCTTCACCCCCGAGTAGTACGGCACAGCGAGGTTGCAATCCTCGTTGACGAGCTTGGTCAGGTAACCCACCCAGATTCGCCGCTTGACACCGTTGTCATCAACGAGATTCGCCGCCTCGTGCATCTTGTTGTAGACGAGAACGCAGTGGTGGAACATCTGTGGCATTGCCGTGTTCGTGTTCGTGTTCGTGTTCGTGTTCGTCATTGTAATACCTCCTCTCTTTCTATTATATAGTAACCCTTAATGGGAAATCACCGGGATAAAGAAAGCCCGCAATGACACCGCCACGCCGATGCTAGACGCCGTATGTCATTGCGGGCTTCCTTATCCCCATTCCCGTCCCCACGGGTTGAAGAAGCACTACTTCTGCCTATCCGTGCATCCGGGGTTGAGTACACAGAAACTGCCTTCGTAGTGCTTCAGCGCGTTAGCCTGACTCGAACCGTCGTCTCGGGGGGCACTTTCGGTGCTGACGACCGCTCTGATACTGCAGGTATCAAAGCTGAGGCTGCCGACCATGCTTACGGGGGCAAGCATTTCGGTTAACGCTCCAGTACCTGGCTCGGGGTTCGGCGGCGGAAGGGAATTACGCCGCCGACACTTTCCAGGTACGTTAAACGGGAAGCTCCTCTTTCGGCCGACACTGCACCGACGCTTTCAAGGCGCGAGGACTTCGGCGTGTAGTATGCATGCCTCGACGGGTTACAAGCCCGTACTTCCCTGGCGCCCATCGGAGGAATCGAACCTCCGTCTTTCAATGCACTTTTCCCCGATCGGGTCGTCACCAGACCATAAGTGCATTGAGTGCTCTGCCACTGAGCTATGAGGGCCTCGTGGGATGGAAGGAGTCGAACCTTCGTCTGCGACTTGCGTCCTGGAGTCGCTGCTCTTTGCCGTTGAGCTACATCC